GGAAGTTCGACTCCACCCAGCGGAGTCCACCCCAGGTGCCAGTCTCGCACACGTAGATGGACTTAGGGTCGGTGTACTGGTGGACAGGCACCCAATTGGTGAGCTTTCGCACCTGGGCAGTCACCTGGGGTGGTGCCACGGCCACGTAGCTCTGCCCGTTGGCGAGGTTGCCGGAGTCCACAGCACCCGTCTTCACGCCCTCCTTCATCGCAGTGCCCGCGATGTTCGCGGCACCACCCAGCACGATACCTCCTTGGGGGTTGCCTCGGGGCCAGGCACCACCATCGGAAAGCGTGACATACGCCTGGGCGATGGTGTCCTCCGCGATGACCATGGTGGACGTGATGTCCGCCAGGGCAGTGACCGACCCGTCGCCGTAGATGACGTTCGTGCCGGCCAGCCAGATGACCTGAATCTCGCGGTCAATGATGCGCTGGGCAACGTCCGCCAGCTCCTTCAGCACGATGTCCGTGATGTTGTGCTTAATCGTGTGCTCGGACTTGTCCGTGGTGGCCATCGCAGCGCCCCACTGGCGCCCGGTCACGGTGACCTCGGTCACGGAAAGGGCCGTGAAGGCCGGAGGTGTGCCCTCGGAAAGGGTAGCGATGGGGACTTGCGCCCGCTCCCATCGGACGAAGTGTGCCGTGTCGCCGGAGCCCTTTGGCTGCTTCTCCTTCTCGCAGAAGGACTGGCAGACCAGCTTGATTGCCAGGGTCTGGATCAGCTCGGCAGCGAGGTACTTGTCGTTGTCGGTGGTCCCAGTCGATTGCGTGACGGCATTGGTCAAATCCATCGTGTTGTCTCCTAGCTACGGAAGTGCTTGCGGCCGTGCTCCAAGATTTCCTGGATAGAAGCATCAGCCGGCAGAGGGGGAGGACCATCAACCACGGGGGCCGGGTGGTACCCACCGGGCATGAAGCTCATGGTGGCCAGCCCGCCGTTCAGCTTGGCGCGCTTCTGCGCCTCCATCTGCTCGGCCTGCCGGCGCTTGATTTCCCGCATCCCGAGCTGGTTGGCCAGGGCGATCTCCACGTCCAGCGGCTGCCCCTTCTCGGCATACCGGGCCATCAAGGCTTCGGTCTCTGCCTGTACATCTTCGGGCACGCCCAGAGACCTGGCGGTCTCCCGGAGCTGTTGGCTGGAAGTCCACTGGCGCTGAGCCATCACCTGGCTGCCCAGAGCGTTGAAGTGGGGGGCCAGCTTTGCCACCACCCGATCCACCATGGCGTCCAGGGCAGGGTCCGGCTTAGGTTCTGGCGTGGGGGGAGGTGCGGTCTTGGCCCCCAGCTCTGCCATCTTCGCCTGCATGGCCTCGAAGCGGGTTGCCGCCTCCGCCAGCTTGGCCTCTAGAGCAGCCAGTTCGGCTACTCGGTCGGGGGCCGGTTCCTTCTTCGCCTCGGGGCTCTCGGTCTTCTCGGTGGGGTCCATGCGTGTGGCCATACATCGCATGGCACTACATGGCTGTCAATGCCTCGCAGTGTACTTTCGTGTATGGTCACATATCGTCATGTATCGTCACTAGGGCGCATCCACCCTTCGCTGCTCTTGCCCATACCCCAGCACTGCCCCACCAGCCGCCGCCCGGAGCTTCTCCTGGTTCTTGGCCATTTCCTCCATCTGGACCAGCGTCTTGGGAAGCACGGCTGCCTGCCGGTAGGCACCTGCCGCGCCCACATGAAGAGACATATCGTGTGACGCCTGCCCAGGCCGCGCTGCGGCGGCCCATTCGCCTTCTGCCCACTCTTGCAGGCGCTTCTCCAGCACTGCCCAGCCCGGATGGGCCATCAGGCCGCGCATCAGCCCGGCCTCTTCTTGCGGTGTCATACATTATCCTCCCAAGTTGCCATACTGTGCCGCCAAGGCGTCAGCGCCCTGGCGTACCTCCATGAAGTCCTCAGCCTCACCAGAAGCCGCAGGCATACCGCGTTCACCCCCACCCTGCTCCACGGCAGACCTGGGGCGGTTGCCTGCCTTCGAGCCACGTTGCTGTGCGGCCTGGTTGCCGGCAGCGAGCGCGTTCGCCTGCATCTGCATCACGTCTGCTGGGCTACCAGTTGCCCTTCGGATGAACGAGTCGAAGTTGTTATACCCCTGATCATACCAGATACGCTCTAGCAGCACGAGCGGGTCCACAATCACGCCCTGCTGGGCCAGCACCGGAGCCAGCTTCATCGCGATGTCCAGCATCTGCATGGACGCCTGGGCACGCTGGGCCTGGTTGATGTGCATCTGGCTAGCCTTCCAGGACATCTCTGCATCGATAAGGAGGTCAGCAGGAGTAATCTGGATAGGTCGGCCAGCCGCCAATGCCATCACGTTTCGGTCACGGTACTGGATGCCGGCTAGCCACGCAGCCTGCATGGTGGGAATCAGCATTGCCTGTTCTAGGTCCTCTACCCGGACGGACATCGGGATGGCCATGTTCTTCTGGAGAATCTGGGCCTGCGTAGCCGTCTTTGCCTGGTTGGAAGTGCTCCCCTGCATCTGCGCCGGTTGCTGGGCCAGATCCTCCTCCATTCGCCGGAGACCGTTGACCAGTTGCGCTCCGTAGTCCAGCATCTGGTAGGGGGGGCGGAACATCTCTAGTGCCTGGCTAGGTGGGCCGAAGGTGGGGATAAAGAGCCCAGGGTAGAGCGGCGGTGGGGGATGGCCACCCAACAGGTTGATGTCCCCCACGGTAACCGGAGACAAACAGAGGCCCGCCACGTCCAGCCACATGTTGAAGGCATCGTTCGTGTTGGCCTGGAGCGCCTGGGCCATCTTCCCGGTGTCGTACCCATAGATGAAGCCCGGCTTGGCGTTGGGGCTGAAGAAGTCGTAGGGGGGCTCCTGCGAAAGCTCCGGGTTCCTGGTGACCGACAACGGGTCACTCCCGGCCAACAGGATACGCACAGGGTACTGGCAATCCGGGTCCTCCCATTGCAAGAGCCTCCTGGAGGGCAAAAACAGTCGAGTCCAGACCTGCGTGAGGGCCTTGGTCTGGGCGAATGCGTTCCAAACGAGGGAACCCTGCTGGGGTGGGGTCACCTCTCCATGGGCAATCTGCTTACCTGCCATGTACTCCGCCGATTCCGGCGCAGAACGCGCAGCCGTCTCGTTGACGAGGATGCCCTTTCTGAGCATGTACTGTAGAGTGCTCCAGGGCACCTCCATGTCCTCAAAGACGATAGTGGCATCCTTTATCCCTCTTGCCGTGGTAGGCCAGATGTAGAAGTTGTAAAGGGATATGGTAGTGACCTGGAACCCCTCCTGGGACACCGGCCCGTACTGGAGCTGTGGTACCCCACCAACCCCCATCACCGGTGAAACCTGATACAGCACTTTGCGGCTATAGTGGCGTTTCCATACAGTGGGGCCGAACTTCACCATCTGGGTAGTCATCTGCTCTGCCTGGAGGCGAATCTTCGCATTCGACTCCAGTTCCCACTTCACGTATGCCTTGACGGCCTTCGCTTTCTCCCCATTGCCGCCTTTGTCTACCACATCGAAATACTCATCCGCCGAGGGGAAGAGCCCCTTGCGGATGGTGGCAGACCTCTGCTGGAAGAGAGAGGTAGCGATGGGCAAGTAGGACTCGTGCCGCCCGAGATACCGGCGGGTCTCGTCGTGAACGAGATCCTCCATCCGGTCTATGCGCTCCCAGAGCCGGTGGAGTGGCTGGCGGGCAGTGCGAATCTGGCTGACCGCTGCCGCCACATCACGGACCTGGGCCAGGATATCGGGGTCCTGGGCCATGTTGGTAGTGGCGTCCGGAAGTTGTGACATCTGCGGAGGAATCTCCGGGATGGCTTCCGCGTTCAGCAAGTGCAGGGTGTCTCTGGGAGCCATCTAGTATCTCCGGTGGGCGTTCATGGGGTCAGCTTCTGGCCGGTAGGCGATAGAGCACGGGCGCATGAGTGGGTCACCAGCATAGCTTGTGGTGCCCCCACTGCCTAGTGCTGTATAGTCAACCGGCATGCCTTCGGGGTCCTGGGCCATCACCTGTCCATGGATGCCGAACAGGTAAACTACACCGTAGCGTAGGGCATCTGCCGGGTGGTCATAGATGCCGTCCTTGAGTGGCTTGAGCGCCCCGGCCTTCTGGGGACTATCCGAGTTGCGCCTGGTGTCCTTCGGGTAGCGGTAGCCCCGCTCCAGGGTACGAATGAGTACGGTACACGAAGGGTCTATCTCCAGCGCGGGCTCCCCACCAATATTCCTACTCAGAAGCATTCGTACTGTACGGATACCCCCATCGATGTCGTTTGGCGCAGGGCGCAGGAAGATTCCATTACGGATAAGCACCGCCGAGGTAGCGCCGGTGTCCTTCTGCTGGTAGGCGGCCGGGTCCCCAATGTCGGCAACTTCCTTTGCCTCCATGAACTTCTCCTTGGTGAAGGAAAGAATCTCTGGCGCCCGCTCGTGAATCTCCACGTCCGAACCGTTCAGCTCGGCCAGAACGCGAAGGCCACCAAACGGCTTTTTCTGCGCGTAGAACGTAAATGGGTTGTGAAACCCGAAGTCGTGGAATCGATAGAGCGGACCGTCAGTAGGCCGGAACTTGAGAGGGTGCTTGGCAACGTGAAAGTCCCGGCGGAACGAGTGTCCATAGACCGGGGTGCCCTTGAGCGTGCTTCCCCACTTGCCCTCGATGTATCGCCTTCGCAGGTCAGGAGTGAGCTGCCGCGCCCGCTCTTCATAGTACCCCTTCTTGACGTTGGCCGCGTTCTCCTTGGGCTCTGGCACGAATAGGGTGTAAATGGGACCCTTAGGCTGGCCAGTTTCCTCATCCAGCACGGGCCGTCCGTGCTCGTCCAATCCGGTGCAGTCCCGGTAGAGATAGTGGTCCTCGTCTGGGGGGTTGAAGACCACCAGGAAGAGGCCCCCGATTCCCGGCAACCGGGCACGCAGCTTCAGCGTACCCATGGTGGTCTCATCTACCTCATCGGCCTCATCCACGATGATGCCATGGGCTTCCAAGGAGCCCAGCCCCGCGTTCAGCCCCAGGAAGGTAATCTGGCTAACGCCTGCTCCGATGCCCCCGATGGGGTTGATGTACCACGTTTCTGGGGACTTCTGGCTTCTCTCCACCAGGGTCCCGTCTGGCAGGCGCTTGAGCATCTCCTCCATACGCTTGAGCGTGGTTTCCTTGAGCTTGTTCTCGTCCTGGCGTGCTACGATAAGTCGGTAGCCCGGAATGGTGAGCCCCCGGAACCACCCCAGGGCACAGGCGAGAGAAGTCTTGGCCGCGCCAGCGGCGCCCATGTACGCGATATATTCGTCCTTGCAGGAGTAGATTTTCTTCTGGGTGGGTAGCGGCGGGCCTCCCAGGAGTCTGGCAAAGAGTCCTTCGAGGCCCTCCAGCTTGACAACGGTGGTCTCCTTCTTGGCCAACCTCTCCAGTTGCTCCAGCCGGGACTCACGCATCGCGCTTGCCCCAGGGATGGTCCTCAAGAGAGTCCATCTGCGCCTTGCGCTCGTCCACTGTCGCGAAGGGCAGGGCACTCAAGGGAACGACCCCGTTCGCCGGCAGCCCCTGGATGATGATGAGGGAGCCGCCACCGCCAAGGGCCTGCTTGTCGCCAAATCCGATACTCTTCAGAACCCGCTCGGCTGCCCGTAGGGCCTCCGACTCCTCCCCGTGCTTGAGGGTGTAGACCAGGCGCTGCACCGCGTAGGGTCCGGCCTCCACCAGGGCCTTGCGCACCCACTCCTCTGCATCTGCGCCCTCCAGGCCCTCTGGAACAGGTACCATCTCGTTAATCTGTTCTTGGCGCATCCGGCCACGCTCGAACTCCCGTTCCTCCGCGTGGTCCTTCAAGTCTTCCTTTGCACGCGTCTTCGGGGCAGGTACCGCCGCTGCGCCAACGCAGGTGGCAGACGTGCAAGAGCCTATGCCAGGTATCTCGTTGGGTAGCTGGTGCCCGGCAGGGCACGTGAGGAAGGAGGCCAGGTTGGCCAGGCCCTCATGGGGGGAGCGCTTCCTCACCAGACCAGCTCCGTTGCCAGAGGCAACTCCTGCCAGTTGTTCTTGGGTTGGAAGGGCGCATCGTCGGGTAGGCGGGGGTTCTTGTCGTCCTTGGCGTTGGGGCGGACCTTGCGGTACCGCTTCCGGTCGCTCTTCCGCCTGCTGGCGGCCCAGCTCTTCAGGTCGAAGTTGTAGTCGATGGCGTGGCGGACGCACGGGACCTTGGCCCAGGCCACCACGGGAATCTGGAGGCGCTCCTGCATCTTGAGGGCCTCGGCCAGGGTAGGGGGTTTTGTGCCGCTGGCGATGGCCTGGACCCTTGCCGGCCAGATGCCCAGCCGGAAGGCTACGGCCATCTTGGACCCTTCGATGGCATCCAGGTAGGCAGAAAGGGGGGTAGCGGCGGCCAAATGCAGCACTTTTGGCGCGCCAGCGCCGGCTCTGGTAGGTGTTTGTGGTCCGTTTACCATGGGATTGCACGGTAAGGTACACTCGCCTGTCATGTAAGTGCAAGCTTCCTGGAGGTACGATGGACTACTACCTGGTGTGCATGCCGTGCAGTGAGGGCCAAAATCTAAACCTTGGGTGGCTGGACCGGTGGGACTTTACCCACAATCACGTAGCCCAGGGGCATGATGTGCGTGTTTTGACCAGCGAAGCCGCTAGATGTCGGATAGGGGGCCCCTTGACTTTTGCAGAAAACACCTGTAATTGGGGGGGACCCCCACCCCAACCAAGGGGTGTGGGGTGGGCCCCCCCGTGTGGAGAGAATAAGATACCAGTGGTGGCTCCAATCCCTCGGAACCACTGGTCTTCCGGCTTCCACCGCGCGCTTCAACTTGTTGTGCAGCGTGCCAAGTTAGCGATGTAACACGTTCGTATGGCCAGAAGTGTAGGTGTGACTGCGCAAATCCCGTGCCATGGGACCCTGTAAAAATTACGGTAGGGCATCCATGTCATACTGAACACGACATGTATGTCATACTGAACGGCTGTGCCTGCGCCATTTTGGCCACATGCACACACCATGCCACGCACACTTTACGCGTATGCAACCTACATGCCACCACATCTTGGCATGGTTCGTGGCGTAGCAAGGCGCGTGCCGCGGGATTTTCACCCCGAGGTTTCGGGGTATGACATTTTTGTCATACTGAACGCACTGTATTGGACCACTGAACATCTGTGCCGTGTGGCTATTTGACCGCACTGAACGCGGCTAACCAGCCACACTGAACATGGGAGCAGGTGACAAAATGTCTGGCACGGTGGGTGCATAGGGGCAACCGGCAAGTTCCATGCCAGTAAAGTGGCAAGGTTTTTGGCTACTGCAACCCTCGTGCCAGGAGGAAAACAGGGAAAACATGTGACATTTGTGTCATATGTGGTGTCCGCCCCACACTGAACAAGACTTGGCACGTTATTCCCAGGCTCCCCAGCGCCTATTAGGGGGAGCCAGGGTGCATGCCAATAGACGCCGGAGCGCCGGCTAACCTGCACTATAGTGCCTGTTGCACCTGCACTATACTGCATATGGCTAACCTATTGATTTTACTGGTATTGTCCTGTTTCAGGACACCTGGAGTGCGCCTGCGCACCGCAGTTCTGCCTGTCGGCAGGTGGGTACCTAGTGATTACGGGGGGTTAGCGGCGGGGGAGGCTGGCGTGGCACTAGCAGTAGAGGGAGGCATGAGCACCGCAGCCGCAATCGACCTTCTCGTCTACGTTCCCGAAGTCTGGCCCGAGGTAGAGACTCGGGCATGGACCCCGCCGGACCCCGATGGGAAGTATGACTGCCACTTCTACCGGCCCGGCAGTTCCTACGATGAGCAGCGCGACCTTACGGTCCCGGAGATCGTCTATCTGGCCAACGAGTACCGCACGAGGTTCTACACCCTTCCCAAGCTAGAGGCCATCGCGTGACTAAGCACTCTCCAGACTGCCACCACGCCTTCGGCCGGCGGACCCCTGGTTGCCCCCGCTGCGATGAGCTGGCCACTGGTGCCGCTCCCCGCCGTGGGTGGAACCACAACGGGCGCTTGTATGTGTACCCCCCACCAGTGGCCATTGCGGCCATCCAGGCGCACGACTGCAAGGCGAGCGGGTGCGGCGTGGTCTGCACCTTCGGAGACTACTGACCATGCAAGCAATCGACGGGTCTCCAATCATGCAGCGTTGGGCCAAGGTTGAGGGCCGCAAGCAGGGATGGCCCTATGCCCGCGTGCTGCTATTCGACTGCGGGTGGGAGAAGCGGGTAGTAGTGGACCCCGGCAACGTGGCC